AAGAAGGTAGTTGGGGCATTGGCACCAGACTAGCAGAAGAATATGGCGTAGCAACATCAACAATATACGCTATTGTAGCAAACAAAATGTATAAGGATAGAACAAATGAAACTTGATGAAACAACACAACGTTATTATAAACTCAGAAATGGCTTAATGGCTTTAGTATTTTGGAATATCATATTTTTTGATATCGCAGTAGTATGGATGGCATTCAATGGCTGATTGGGAATTTGACAAATACTTTTCGAAAGTAGAAGGTGTATATAGACAAGAACACGTCATATACAAGCGTAGACCAAATGGTGGTGTAGAGCGCACAACAATCGTCAGAACTTACTTTGCTGGCGAAGACTATCAAGATTCAGTGTCTACGGTAATTATATAAATATAAACATGAGAGCGATGAGCGTTCTTTTATCTTTTTGTTTATATAATGAGAAAGAGCGGGACCCCAATCCCGCTCTTTTTTATTGTTTTTTATCAGTATTTCAATATGCATAAATACATTTGCGCACAATAAAATCTCTGGAGAATTCAATGGCAATTCACGATATAACTATACAGCAAGGGGCTACCTTTGCTAAGACACTGACTATCACAGATGATAGTGATGTGGCAATTAATATTTCTTCTGACTCATTTCGTGGTCAAGTAAGAAAAAAACATTCATCAACAGACACAGAAGCAAGTTTCACATGCACTATCACAGATGGTGCAAATGGCATTGTTTCATGGTCACTATCTGCTACAGATACAGCGGCTATGGGCAGTGGTAAATTCTACTACGATGTTGAATGGGTAAAGGCTGATGGCACAGTAGTAAGACTGCTAGAAGGCGTAGCAGATACAACGCCAGAGGTAACACGATAATGACAAAAGTAACGATTGACGAAACAGTATATTCAGTAACAGTTGCCGAAGAAAATGTCAACGTTACAGTTGCAGACGCAACAGAAACAGTCCAAGTTCAAATTGCTAGTGGGGCTAGTGATATTCAGGTTATTTCAGCGGGAGACGGAAATAGTCTGATAAGTTCCACAGCAGGTGTTGTCACAACACTAAAGACAATTAGTGCAGGTGACAACATATCCCTCAGTGATGATGGTGATACAATTACTATCTCCGCAACAGAGGATGATCTGTCTAATAATACAACAGACGATCTCACTGAGGGAACAAATAACTTATACTACACAGATGCACGTGTTGACACAGCATTGGGTTCAGTAACTGGTCATATCATTCCAAGTCAAACAGACACATATGATTTAGGATCACCGACAAATGTTTGGAGAGATTTGTATCTTGGACCAAACTCTCTTTATGTAGATGGACAACAGATTGTAAGTTCAGATGCAGGAACAATTGATATCACTACAGATAGTGGTCAAAATCTACGCATTTCAGCAGGTGGGACATTAGACTTAGATAGTGAAAATGATATTACTCGTTTGTTAGACCCAGCTATTCAATTAGGCGTTTCAAATGCAACCGTAACTGTAAATGGCACATTGAATGCAGACAATATCAATCTTGACAATTTAGAACTTACTGGCACACTAATCAATCAAACTGAACTTGCTCAGAACTTAGAAATCAGAACAAACAATGGTTACTTACACGCAAATGTAACAGATTTGTATGTTGGTCCAATTGCTGGTGCAGTTAAGATTGATGAAAATTCTATCTCAACAACAGACGCAACACAACTAACAATCGAAGGCTTTACTAATTCAGCAGATATGACAACTGCGATTAATACAGCAGAAAGCAATGCCAATGCATACACAGACACTAGAGAAACTGCAATTACAAGCGCATACCAAGCGTATGCTGACCAGAGTGAAGCAGATGCGATCACAACAAGTAATTCTTATGCCGATACTGCTATCGCAAATCTGGTAGATTCAGCACCAGCAACTCTAGACACACTAAACGAATTAGCGGCGGCACTTGGTGATGATCCAAACTTCGCTACAACAGTCACAAATAGTATCGCTACTAAATGGACACAAGACAACACAAAGATTTCAAACTGGGATACAGCATATTCTTGGGGCGATCATTCAGTAGAAGGTTACTTAACAAGTTACACAGAAACAGACCCAATCTTTACAGCAAGTCCAGCAAATGGTATTACAGCAACAAATATCACTAATTGGAATACAGCATATTCTTGGGGAGATCACTCTATTGTTGGTTATCTTACAGATTACACAGTAACAGAAGCAGATGTAACACAACACCAAGCCGCTCTATCAATCACAGAGAGCCAAATAAGCGATCTAACGCACTATACAGATACAGATGCAAGAACAGCAATCTCACTAACTTCATCTAACTTAAACGAATTGTCATATGATAATACAACAGGTGTTATAACATATGTATCACCGACAACAGTTGCCGCAACTGGTCAAGTTGTTATTGATGTAAGAAATACGAGTGGTGTAGCAATCTCACGCGGTGATGCAGTATATCTTGCAGGTCATAGTGGTAACAAAATCTTAGTAGCAAAAGCAGACGCAAACGCAACTGGTGAATTCCCAGCAATTGGTCTAGCAAATAGCGCAATGTTAAACAACAGTGATGGCACAGTTCTTGTATCAGGTGAAATGGCAAGTCTTGACACAAGTGCATTTGCAGTAAACACAGTTTTATATCTAAGTGAAACAGCAGGCGAACTAACAAGCACTAGACCAAGTTCAGAAAACACAGCAGTTCAGAATATTGGTAAAGTAGCACGTAGTGATACTAGTAATGGTATTATCGTAGTTACAGGTGCAGGACGTGCAAACGATGTTCCAAACTTGGCAACTGGTCACGTATTCATTGGTAATGGTAGTGGTTATGAAAAACGTGCATTAACGACATCAGATGTCGCTGAAGGAACTAATCTTTATTACACAGATGCTAGAGCGCAAGCAGTTATTGATACCAATACAGCAGGTTTCATTACAGATTACACTGTAACAGAGGGTGATGTTACAGCACATCAAGCGGCACTAAGCATTACAGAATCACAAATCTCAGACTTAGACCATTACACAAATGCAGACTGGGACACACAGTTAGCAACTAAGACAACATCAGACCTAACTGAAGGTTCAAATCTTTATTACACAGATGGTCGTGTTATGAACTGGTTTGGAACTGTTGGTGTTAGTATGCTTTCTACAGACATAATAGCAGAAGGTAGTAACAATCTTTATTACACAGATGGTAGAGTAAACACTTGGTTCGGAACAAGCGGTCTACCTGCACTACAAGCAACAGCACTTAATATGAGTCAAAACTTTACTGTAACTGGTGATCTGTCAAGCAAGAATACAGTTATTGGTGACTCTCAGATTGGTGGACAATATGACTTACATGGCTTCACAGTAAATGCTGGCGATGAAGCGTGGGCAGGTATTTCACTAGTAGAAACAACTGGTGGTGCAAGTAAACCAATCCCGAACTTCTCAAATCCATCATTCTCAACAACAGTTTACGGTGGAACAGAAGCCGCAAAGACTGGTGTAGAAAGTGGTAAACGAATATTCTCTGCATTCGCTGTTGCATCTCAAGATGGCACCACACCTTCTACAGCAAACTTCCGCTTCTTGTCAGAAACAACAGAACAGCAAAGTTCAACAGCACGTGGTGCAAACTTCAAACTAGAGACAACCGAAAATGGCTCAACAGTAACAACTGTTTCTTTAGTTGTTCAAGGTGACACATTAACTGTTAATCAAAATGGCAATGGTAAAATCACAACTGGTGGCAACTTAATCTTAGATGACGATGTTCAAGTAACTGGCACATTAGATGTAGATGGTAACACAAATCTTAAAGGCAACGTAACACTTGGTGATGATGGACAATCTGACTTAACAACTTTCAACTCTATTGCAGTTTTTAATAGTCTTGCATCTTTTGCAAACTTAGACACATCAACAATCCAAGGGTATGAGTATGCACATAGTCAAGGTTGGTTAACAATCGCAACAGGTTCAGTTGTCTATTGCACAGATGGTGATGCAGGTTCACCGTGTTTAGCTGTATTCACTGGCACTAACTTTAAGATTTCGTCACTTGGCGGCAATCTCTCAACGACATAATGGAGGCGAACATGGCAAAACCAAAACTCATCAATAATGACAGAGAAGCATATGAGAGTTATCCAACAGTTGATACAGAGATTGCACTAATCAAGCACGATATTAAAAGCATCCGTGATGAAACTAATATTCACAACAAACAAACAGAAAAAGATTTTGCATCAATACATAAAAAGATAGACAAAATCGATAACAGATTATGGTGGTTAGCAGGTATCATCATAGCAGCGACAGTAGGACCGTTGATAGCGGGTTTATTTACCTAACCAAGGGAAAATGGGAGAGACAACATGTCAGAAGAAAAGAAAAAAGTCGGAAGACCAAAGATAGAACTAGATGAAGAACTGCTATTCAAACTAGCAACGATTCATTGCACTATGCGAGAAATGTCAGATATTATGGGGTGTTCAGAAGACACTCTAAAGAACAATTTTTCGGGGATTATTGACAAAGGGAAAGCAGATGGGAAAATGCGTCTACGTAGAAAACAAGTAGAAGTTGCAATGTCTGGACAACCAACAATGCTTATCTGGCTTGGCAAACAAATGCTAGGTCAAAGTGAAAGCCCAATGTCAGACGACGATAAAACTATTCTCCCATGGAGTGATGATATTGCCTCTGAATAATGCTCAAACGGCAGTAGCATCTAGCGATGCAAGATTTAGAGTGTTTGTAGCTGGTAGACGAACTGGCAAAACATTTCTATCAGTAAGGGAACTTGCAAGATATGCACGTTTCCCAAATAAAAAAGTAGTATACGTTTGTCCAACGTTTCAGATGGCACGTGATATTATTTGGTCAGATTTAAAAAGAAAGCTAGATGCTCTAGGGTGGATAGCAAAAACAAATGAAAGTAGATTGGAAGTCATACTAGTGAACGGTAGCACAATCATGTTAAAGAGTGGAAACGATCCAGATAACCTACGTGGTGCTGGTTACGATTTCGTTGTGTTTGACGAATGTGCAGACTTGAAGCCAGAAGTATGGTTCGAAGTTGTAAGACCAGCACTATCAGCACAAAAGCCACCAGGACATGCTCTATTCTGTGGAACTCCCAAAGGCTTTAACTGGTTCAAAGATTTACATGACTTAGGCAACACAGAAGACCCAGACTGGGACTCATGGCAGTTTACTACACTAGATGGCGGTAATGTTCCAGATAGTGAAGTAGAAGCGGCTAAGAAAGATTTGGATACTAGAACATTCAAGCAAGAGTATGAAGCAAGTTTTGAAACATACAGTGGTGTGATTGCTTATAACTTTAAAGATGAGAATATCGCAAAGTATACTGGTGAACAACCAAAGCAAATCTTAATCGGTATGGACTTTAACGTAGATCCAATGAGTGCAGTAGTAATGGTTAAAACACCAACTGGGCTACATGCAATTGACGAGATTATTATCTATGGTTCAAACACTGTAGAGATGTGCGAAGAAATTCGTAACAGATATCCAAAAGAACAGATTATCATTTTCCCAGATCCTGCTGGTTCGCAACGTAAGACATCAGCTAGTGGTAAAACAGATATAAGCATTCTACAGAATGCAGGTTTTGTAGTAAAAGCAAGACCAAAACATCCTGCAGTTAAGGATAGAATCAATGCTCTAAATAGTATACTGATGAACAGTAATAATGAGCGTAGATTTTTTGTAGACCCAAAGTGTAAGCAATTCATTAGAGCAATGAGACAACACGCTTACAAAGAGGGAACACAGATACCCGGCAAAGGGTCGGGACATGACCATATCTTTGATGCTGGGACATATTTGATTGAATTCATTTTCCCAGTGACAAGAAATGTTAAACCCGACAGAACTAAAACATTTGGAGTATATTGATGGACTTAGATTATAGACATCCGCTTTACGAAGCAAATATTAAAGATTGGCATTTCTTCAATGCCAGCTATATTGGTGGCACACAATATCGTTCGCCTAAATTGGGTATGCTGAGAAAATATCTATTCGAAGATGATGCACCCGGCAACCAATATTCTAACAGACTAGAATACACAGCTATGGACAATCTTGTCAAACTAACAATTGACACGTATCGTTCATACCTATTTAAATCAACACCAGTAAGAACATTTGGTAACTTACAAGATGACATCATTGTTCAACGTTTCTTGAACGATGTTGACTTTGACGGTAAAGACCTTAATGACTTTATGAAACAAGCAAATGACATGGCAACAGTCTATGGTCAAGTTTGGATCTTAGTCACAAAAGGTGAGAGTGAAGGTGTTATTACACGTGAACAAGAGATTGAATCAGACATTAGACCGTATGCTAGTTTGTTTACACCAGAAAACGTATGTGACTGGGAATACACAAAACAGTCAAACGGCGCACAACGTCTTTCTTATATTAAAACAAAAGAATGGGTAAGTGAAACTGTAACACGTTACATTGTTTGGACAGAAGAAGCATTCACAACTTATCTTATAGATACAGAAGAAAACAAAGTAATAGAAACTACAGAAGTAGCTAACCCAATCGGTCAAGTTCCTTTTGTTTGTTTACGTGCTAACCCATCTCACTACAAGGGTATTGGTTATAGTGACGTTGCAGATGTTTCGAAAACGCAACAAGCAATCTTCAATCTACTAAGTGAAGCTGAACAAGGTATTCGTATCTCAAATCACCCAACACTTGTAAAGACTGATACAACTCAAGCACAAGCAGGTGCAGGCGCTGTTATCAATATGGATGAAGCAACTGATCCAGCACTTAAACCATATTTGATTGAACCAGCAGGCACAAACATTCAAAGTATCCGTGATATGATTGAAGTTCATGTTCAGTCATTCTTGCGTCAAACACATTTGGGTGCTGTTATGGCAGAACGTGGCTTTTCAGCTAAGTCTGGTATTGCTCTACAAACAGAATTCGAAATGCTTAACACACGTCTAGGCGACAAAGCCGCTAAGATGGAACAAGCAGAGTGGAATATATGGAATCTATTCTGGGCATGGAGTGGTCTACAAGCAGATGAAGAATTCAATGTAGAATATCAAAAGTCATTC